TTCGGCAGTATCACTCTGCGTTTGGCTGTCTTGCGCTTCATCGGGGGTGGGTTCGGTCTGTGGCAAGGTGTCGTTGCTCATGAGATGATCCTTTCGGGATTGGGTTTGGGATTGGGTTTGGGCCGTAAAGGCCACGTGGGATGGGACGAATGCGCGGATCGGGGACAAGCTTTGTCGAAAACTGGCAAACCCACGCGCAAGATCGATGACTTCGTCGGCAAGACCCGCCGCCACAGCTTCGCTCCCGCGAAAGCTGGCGGCTTCGGTGACCAGTGCAGCCTCTTGGCTCAGCCGTACGCCACGTCCCGCTGCCACTGTTTCCGCAAAGAGGAACCGCAGCACATCGATTTCGCGCTGAATGTCGTCTCGGATATCAGGGGGCAGGGGCGTGTAGGGATTGGCATCGACCTTGTGCGACCCTGCGTGGATCAGCGTGACGCGGACCCCGTCTTGATCCAGCTGACCGCTGAGATCGGCGTGCATGACTACGACGCCGATGCTGCCCACCGCCCCGGTGCGGGGCAGCAGGATACGGTCGGCCTGGCTGGCCAGCGCATAACCTGCCGAGAAGGCGTGTTCTGCCACAAAAGCCCAGACGGGTTTGATGGCGCGAACTGCACGAATACGATCTGCAAGGTCAAAAACACCCGCAACTTCGCCACCAAAACTGTCAATTTCCAATGCGATACCGCGCACCGTTGGATCACTGGTCGCCGCGTCAATCTGTGCTGCAATCCCCTCATAGCTGGTCTGGCCAGAGGACTGGCCGATCCAGCCGCCGCGATGGATCAGCACGCCCGCGATCTCAATCACCGCGATGCCGTCGATGACGAGATAGGGCGCGTCACCTTGCTGACGCAGACTCTCCGTCGGGCCACCGGCAAGGATGCTGGCGCGAGCGAGCAGGACGCCGGTACCGGGCGCGTCAGTTACATCACTGCCCGTCAGCTCGACGCGCCGCCCGAGAATACGCGGCCCGAGGCCGGAAAGAAACGCCATGGCTTTGGAAGGCTCAACCAGCAGCGGCGTGTTGAAGGCGCGCGCAGCAATGCGGGCGTGGAACATCAGGTCTGGTCCTCAGGGTTGCGCGGGCGGCCCGCGTCATCGGTTTCATCTGTCTGGTCTGTGTCGTCGTCTTTACCCCCATCCTCCCCCGGGCCCGGCAAAGCCTGCACGCCTTGTGCGGGCGAGCCGGGGCGGCGAAAGTCGAGGCCGAGTAATCGCTCGCGTGCGCGCTCAGCCGCAATTTCGCGGTCGACTTGTTCCGCGTCGTAGCCACGCTCGGCAATGGCTTGGCTGCGGGATTTGAGGCCCGCCTCGATCTGGGCAATCTCGGCATTGGCATCCTTCAGGGGGTCGACCCAATCCCACTTGGTGGGGAGCCAGTTGGCCGCAAGCAACCGCGACCGGTCGGCCTCGAACCCGGGCAGTTCGAGCGCGCCGGACAGCACGGCAGCGTCCATCCAGCGCGCATAGACGGGACGGCAGAGCTGGTAGACCATCACCGAGTGCTGCCAGGCTGAGACACGGCGACGGAACTCGATCAGCGCCAAGCGCGAGTTCGAGAAGTTCCCCTTCACCATGTCGTTTGTCAGATAAGGATAAGGAATGCCCAGCGCCGAGGCGACCTGCAGCAGCGTGCGGTATTGGAACGGCTCGTAAGTCGCCCCTGAATCCGCAGGTTGGCCCACGGTCACATCCTCGCCCGGATCCAGCCGCACGACCTGGCCGGGGCTGATCTCGAAGCCGCCCAGCGTGTCGTCATCCTCAGCGGGCAACAGCGGGTTTTCCGGGGCGGGCGAGGTGACGAACATCGCATACATCGCGGCGACCTTTTTGCGGTCGAGCTCGGCATCGTCGTATTGATCGAGCAGAAACAACTTCACGATGGCCGGTGCCAGTTTTGAGACCCCGCGCAGTTGACCCGCTTCAACTGGATCGATCACATGGATCACCTCTGAGGCGGGCACGCGCACCATTTCGCCCGCCAGTCCCGGATCGGTGCTGTCGCCGGGGTGCCGCCGGAGAAAGTGATACGCCACGCGGCGTCCAACCCGGTCGAACTCGATCCCCTGACGGATAGCATTACCATTGCCAGCCACCCCCGTCTGATGCAGCGGCAACATCTCGGCGGGCAGCATCTGCAGCTGCAAGGGAACTGATAATCCGTTGCTGCTGCGCCTTGGCCTGATCCGGAAGAAGACCTCACCGGCCAGAAACACTTCTCGCGCCGCGCGCCGTTGCAGCCCGTAGAAATCAGTCAGACCTTCGCTGTCAGCTTCATCTGTCCAGGCCAACCAAAGCCGCTGCAGATCTTCCTTATGCGCTGCGTCTGCAATCTGCGAGATCGGTTTAATCCCGTCGCCCACGGTATTTGCAGCCCAGCTTTCAACAGCATTGGCCGCATAGCCATTGTTGCGCACTAACCAGCGGGCCCGTGCGGTGATATCAGGTCCGGACGCCGCGATCAGCGCATTCACATGGGCGCGCGTCGCTTGAAACCCGCGCAAACGGCGGTGATGCTGGCCAGCATCAAAACCACCGACAAAGGCCCCGAGACGCTGCCGCCAGTTCATCACAGGTCCTTTACGGCATGGGGGTGAGAGATGCGCCCAGCGCCGCGCTCTGCCTTTGCGATGCGCCGTTCGATGTCGAAGATGGCAGCCGCCAATTCAGCATCGGTGCCATAGGTCAGAGTTTTGCCATCATAGCTTACAGAGCGCGTGCCGCTGTACCGCGCCGCCAACAGCGCGCTGTGGCGGGATTTGAGATCATCGAGGGTCATTGAGTACTCGCTATTCCATGTATTTTGGCGTGCTTACCCGCCAACCGCGCTTGCGCGGGGTAGCGATCCGCCCGGCCTGAGGCTCGGACGGTGTGTCAGTGTCGGCTTTGGCGGCCGCCGTGATCGTCTCAACCCCGGCCTGTTTCTCGAGCTGCCGCCACATCCGTTCATCGAAGCGGTCAGCACCGAGGATCCAGACTGCGGCGCGGGCATAAACCCGAGTATCCAGCGCCTCATTGCGTTCGCGCATCTTTTGCCATTCTTGGCGCGCGTAGCCCCGCTTGTTACGGATTGTGACGAGCTGTTCGGCCACCAGCTGCTTTAGCCATTCGCTGTCTGCCCAGTCCGGCAGGTGGATCGTGCCCGCTGGATTTGAAACGCCACTGGCGCGGTCTTCATCATTGGGCCGCTCCAGCCGGAGATAGCGATAGGTCTCCGCCTTGAAGGTCGCCGTGGCCACTGTCCAAAGCCGCGCACCACGTTTGAGCTTTCGTCCGTTCACGTTCGCATCAACGAAGGTTGGGCCTGAGACTGGCGTTGTTCGGTTGAAGCCTTCCATGCCTTTGACAGGGGCAACTTGCGCAATGCCCTGCTTGCGAGACCATGCGTAGACGGCAGCCGTCTCATACCCTGTGTCGATGGCCAGCTTCGCCAGGGGCATCACAGCGCCGTGTTCATGCATCCATGTCTGGCCAAGAAGGGCCGTCAGCTGGTTCCAGCAGGCAGGATCGTCCGGCCCGCCGGGGATCACGACGTGATCGACAAGCCAACTTTCCAGCCCACGGCCCCAAGCCCAGACATCTACCTCAATCCGGTCCTTCTGCACGTCCGCCCCAGCGGTCAGGAACAGGCCGCGTGCAGGGATTTGGGCCACGAACGTCTCGCGCCGATCCGCGAGGCGCTGCCATTCTGGTGCATCGCCACTCTCGACCCACGTTTCGCCCAGCAGGGTGTTGCGTGCCGCGCGCAGCATTTCGTCCGAGCCTTGGGCCGCCAGCCAATCCCGCGCGATTTGCTCCCAGCTTTTCCAGCCGATCGGCGAATAAAGCGCCGAGAGGTGAAAGCCGATCGCGTTCGGGTTTGCGGACACAGCCGTTGCACGCCATTCACCCTTGGCCAGCATCGAGGTCTTATGATGCTCTGCGATAGGCTTCTCGCAGCCTGTGCAATGATACATGGCAGTTTCTGGCTGCCGCTTGTCCCAGCGCAGCCGCTCGAACTGCAGCCATTGCCGGTGGTCACAATGTGGGCAGGGCACAAAATACCGCCGCTGATCAGAGGCCTCAAACTCCCGCTCGATCCGGCTGAGCCCACGGATCGTGGGGGTCGAGACCATGAACACCTTACGCCTGTGCGCAAAGGTTGTGGTGCGGGCCTCGGCCAGCGTGACCGGATCGCCTTCCTCGTCTGCGGAGGCCGGATAGGCGTCAACCTCGTCCAAAAACACATAGCGCGCGGGCATCGAGCGCAGGCCAGTCGCGGAATTGGCCCCGGTCAACACCAGAATGCCGCCGGGGAATTCCTTTGACAGCATCGAATTGCCTGCGTCCCGCGAGCGGGCCGGGCTGACCTTCTCCCGCAGTGCAGGGCTGTCCTCGATCAGCGGATCAATCCGTCCGCGCGATGTGCGTTTTGCCATTTCCAGCGTGGGCAGCACCGCCAGCATCGGGCCTGGCGCGTGGTGAATAACAAAACCGATCCAGTTATTACCCGCCTCCGTGGCGCCGACCTGTGCGGCCTTCATGAAGCTGATCCGCTGCGCCGGGTGGCGCGGTGACAGTGCGTCCATGATCTCGCGCAGATAGGGCGTGCGCGCCGTGCGATATTGCCCGGGCTCAGCACTGGCGCGGGACGACAGTTTGCGATGCGCATCTGCCCATTCCGAGACTGTCAGATCTGGATCAGGCCGGATCCCGCGCCGCCAGATGCGCAGT